AACGGTATCGAAAGGAATAACTTTGTTATCATTCGTAACCAAGGGTCTTATACAGCTAAGGAGATTACCCGATGACTAAAACAGCAGTAGTATTTTCTTGCGCTCATAGTGACCCCGGCGTTTCTAATGAAAGATTTAGTTGGCTAGGTGAATTCCTATACGACCTTAAACCAGATTACGTGGTAGACCTAGGTGATGGTGCTGACATGAGAAGTCTAAACACCTATGACACTAGGTACCCTCAGGCTCTTGTTATGCAAAACTATGGAGAGGACATTGAAACCTATAACGATTCTCAAGAGCGTATTCGGTGGAAATTCAGACACCTTAAAAGACGAAAACCTTACTTCATTGGGTTTGAAGGAAACCACGAAAACAGAATTAAGAAAGCTATCGCCCACGATCCTAGACTCGAAGATAAAAAGGGACAAGGCTACGGGGTATCCTTTGGGCATCTTCAAACAGACCACTGGTTCGACGATTACCACGAGTACGAGAATAGCGCCCCAACCCTCGTTAATTATGATGGTGTCCTCTACGGGCATTACGTGTCTAGTGGTAACTATGGTACTGCTATGTCAACTAAACATCATGGCTATTCTCTTGTTGAAAAGCTGGCCTGTTCTGCAAGTGTTGGTCATTCTCATAAATTCAACTACTATCATAAAGCTGACGCGAGACCTACTCCGCTTAATGGCCTTGTGGTGGGGTGCTTCAAAGGAGCGGAAGAAGCATGGGCAGGCCAAGCCAATAATGAGTGGCGGAAGGGTCTGGTAGTCAAACGTGAACTAGAAAACGGTAATTACGACCTAGAGTGGGTTAGTTTAAAGAGATTGGAGAAAGAGTATGGAACCTAGAGAAATTTCACAAAGTTACCTTGAGTTCTTTGTCCAAACAATTCAGAAAGGAAATCCTGTAACTTTCGTAGAGGAGAGTAACCTACTGGCTGTCGATCATCCAGAGAAAGGTTACCTAGTTATCCAAGTTGCAGATAAGGTGGTAAAAGATGTTTGAAGGAGATGAAGACGACAAGATTAAAATTCTTGCTGAGACGTATCCTATTGAATCCCTACTGGAGCAAAACGATGTGGAAGAGTTTATCATTGTTAAATGGCTAGTGGATGAAAACATGATTGATCTAGACGATTACTTTGGTTTTGAAGATGTACACGTAGGAGAAAGTGATTGAAGTATAATTTACCTGTGGAATACGACAAACTACACTGGTCGGACAAAAAGAGAGTAAGAGAACAGTACGTGGAGGAACAGGATGGAAAGTGTTTTTACTGTAAAGAATTTCTAGACGGTCAACCACCAGAATCAGTGACCAAGAAGACTATCAATTGGAGCCTCTTTCCACCTAACTTCCTAAAACACCCTGTACATCTTCAGCACGATCATATTACAGGTTTAACTGAAGGTGCGGTTCATGCGTATTGCAATGCTGTTCTTTGGCAATACCACGGGAGGTAGACAATGAGCAAAAACTATTGGTTTATTTCTGACACTCACTTCCAACATAAAAATATCCTAAAGTACTCTCCCGGTCCCTTTTTATCTGTGGAAGAAAGAGACGAAGCTATTATCTCTAACTGGAATTCTCTAGTTAAACAAGGCGACGTTGTGTATCATCTAGGAGATGTTTTCTTTGGTAGTAAAGATAGTTTTAAAAGTTTGTGGCCTAGGCTTACTGGTAGTAAGAGACTTATTGTAGGCAATCATGACGATGTAAGATTTCTATCCTCTGGTGGTTTCTTTAAGAAAGTTTGTCTGTGGAGAGTTTGGGATGATAGACCACTTCTTTTTACTCACGTCCCTGTACATGAAGACTGTATTCACGAAAGAGTTATTCAAGCAGGTGGAGTTAATGTACACGGGCATACCCACACTAGGGGATCACCTGAGGGTCCGTATAGGTCTGTTTGCGTTGAACTAAACGATTATAAACCCGTTAATCTGGAGGAACTCATTTGAGTATCACTAAAGAAGACATTATGCGTATCGGTATGACAAGTGAACCTATCGAGAAGCAACTAGAACTGTTTGACTACTGGGATGAGGAACACCCTCACGATCCTCGACTAGACACACCAACAGACATGGTTAAAGAATACCATAAGACTGCTGGTCTTCCTTACGATGTAGACTACTCCAAAGGTGACACTAGCGATCTGTTTCGTCTCAGAGGTAAACTCATCAGTGAAGAGTACGAAGAAGCAATGGGCGAACTCTACGAAGGATCAGAGTTTGGTTCTGAAGATGTAAATCCAGTGAACCTTCTTAAAGAACTAGCTGATTTGGTTTATGTTGTGTATGCAACGGCAGTTACCTTTGGTTGGGACTTGGATGAAGCAGTTAGACGAGTCCACGAGAACAACATGGGTCGTATGTACCAACAAGATGGAAGTATTAAACGCAGGGAAGATGGTAAAGTCTTGAAGAATAAAAACTACCCTAAAGTCAATTTGGAGGACTTGGTGTGAGGTACACAGCAGAATGGAGAGGTGGAGACTTTAATGATAAACCTTGGGAATGGTGTGTGGTAGACGAAGACGTAGGGTTTTGTGGGAGTGTTTTTATTTTTGATTTGACCGAAGAAGAAGCTAAGAAAGAAGCAGAGAAATTGAATAAAGAGGAAACTAAATGAGCGGACCTAAGATTCCAGTAGCAATCTGGGCAGACGAACAAAAATACCGACAAGAAGGCGAAGAGTATAACCAAAAGGTAGCTAGGGTAGCTGGCGCACTTACGGATACGACTGAACATTTTGAAAACTTCAAAGATATTCTTAAGGACCAGCGATTTCTACCGGGTGGTAGAGTCCAAGCAGCAGCAGGTTCTTACCGAAGAGTAACAGCTTTTAACTGTTTTGTCATGCAAAAGGTACCTGACTCTATGGAGGGTATCATGGACGTGGCTAAGGAAGCAGCTATTACTATGCAACTCGGGGGTGGTGTAGGTTATGACTTCAGTAGTATCCGCCCCAGAGGAGCTCGTATTCGTTCTATCGGCTCTAAAGCTTCAGGCCCCGTCTCCTTCATGGGTATTATGGATGCTCTATGTAAAACTATTGCAAGTGCTGGTCATCGAAGGGGAGCTCAAATGGGTTGTCTTAGAGTAGACCATCCCGATATTATGGAGTTCATCGCAGCTAAGGCTAACCATGACCAATTGACTCAGTTTAATATCTCAGTTCTAGTTACAGACGAGTTTATGAAAGCTGTTATGTTGGACGAAGACTTTGATCTGAAGTTTGATGGACGTACTTTCGATACTGTACGAGCTAGTAGTCTGTGGGAAACAATCCTTCGTAATACTTGGGACTGGGCAGAGCCGGGGGTTATTTACATTGATCGTGTAAACAAGATGAATAATCTTTGGTACTGTGAGGACATCTCGGCCACCAATCCCTGTGGTGAGCAGCCCCTTCCTCCTTACGGAGCCTGTCTTCTCGGTAGTTGGAACCTTACTAGGTATGTTAATTTTGTACCTAAAGCGATTTCCGGTTTGGACACACTCTTGGAATTCAATTACGATCAGTTGGCTCACGATATCCCTCACGTTATCAGAGCTATGGATAATGTGATTGACGAGACGACATACCCCCTGCCTGAACAAGAAAGGGAAGCTAAAGACAAACGAAGGATGGGCCTTGGTATTACTGGTCTCGGCAACGTCCTTGGAGCTCTTGGTATTCCTTACGGTTCTACTGAAGCTCAAGAGTGGACTAGAGAACTCCTTAGGTTTATTGTCAATAGGATGTATATGTCCTCGGCAGAACTATCTGCTGAGAAAGGACCGTTCCCACTGTTTGACAAGGATAAGTACCTACAAGGTGAGTTTATCCAAAAACTTGACGAAGATGTACGAGAAGCTATCTCTACTGTAGGTATTCGAAATAGTCACCTCTCGTCTATCGCACCCACAGGAACTATTAGTCTTACAGCTAACAATGTATCCTCTGGTATTGAACCAGTGTTCTCACATTCCTACGAACGTACTATCCAAACTTTCGAAGGCCCTAAGATTGAAAAGGTCGAAGATTACGCGTTTAGAGAGTGGGGTATAGAGTGTGACACAGCCGACAGCATCAGTGTTCAAGACCATGTGGGGATGCTCACAGCCGCTCAGGAGTGGATTGATAGCGCGGTCTCCAAGACATGCAACGTTGGCCCAGAAGTGACTTGGGAAGACTTTAAGGATGTTTACATGCAAGCTTATAAAGGTGGGGCTAAAGGTTGCACTACTTTTAGAGCTTCGGGTAAACGATTTGGTATCCTTAATGCGTCGGCATCAGAAGACGTTGTAGAGGAGAGCGCACCTGAGAATGATGAAACTGTCGTAGAGGGTGGCGCTTGCTACATTGACCCAGAGACAGGGATCAGGAGTTGTGAGTGATTTCTCTTGACAATCAACTAAAAAAGAGTTACAATTAAATATAGGTTACCAGAGGAGAAAAACAATAATGGTTAACAAAATTAGATTCTGGCTATCTTTTCAACTACTCCTTCTAGGAGTCCGAATGTGTCCAGATGCTCACGCTCAGAATTGGCTTAAGTACGGACTAAAAGTAGCGGGCACGGGATTAGCAGAAGACTTGGTTTCAGATGACGAAGATAAGTGACTGTGTATGGCTTACAGTGGAAAGTAAAGATGTTGTAAACAGTCCACCTCACTACGGAAACGGAAGCATTGAGTGTATCGACTACATTAAAGACTTCCTCAATGAAGAAGAGTACCAAGGTTATCTTAGAGGTAACATCGCTAAGTACCTTCACCGTTGGCCTTACAAGAATGGAGTAGAAGACCTTCGTAAAGCTGAATGGTATTTGAAAAGACTTATTGAAGAACAGGAGAAAACTAATGAACACATTTGAAATTAAGATGACTATCCTTACAATCCTTGGGGAAGCTTCGGACCTTGAGAGAGCAGAGAAACTGTACGAATGGGTTATGGAAGAAGTAGAAGTCGCAGACAACACAGCTAATGTAACAACCCTTAAGACTGTGCAATAGTATGTCGTATATCTCTGAGGCTCTAGGTTTAACACTACTAGCTTTTGTGTTCTACTTCCTTTTCTTTCCTGAAAACCTAGGAAAAAGTGTTGCAAAAGTCCACGAAGGATACATTGAAACAATGGAAGAGTATCATTTTGAATGAAGTACACCAGAAAGTATACAACATCCAACGGAGAAACTAGATGGAAGTTTAGACCACCTGAAGATGTCAGACTAGCTGGTGTAGTAAGAACTCAAACCTTTTCTGATGGTAGAACCGCACGTTGGGAGATACCTAAACTAATAGAAAAGGTGGAGGCGTTTCAAAGAGGAGAACTAGTCGAAGGTGATGTTGGTCCAAGGTCAAAGATTAAACACGTTATTAATCATTACTTTCGGTCTAGTTCTTTTCTGTCTCTCTCCAGTAAGTCTCAGGTAAGTTACGAGACAACACTAAACCTAATCTCTAACTCGTCTCTTAATTCTAAAAAGCTTGGTGACATCAAGTTAAGTGACCTTACTTCTAGACTTTGTTCTAGGTTCTACGACTACTGGTTAGAACATAACGGTGTTTACTCTGCTAACAGGTATAGTCTCATCTTGTCAGTGTTTCTCAATTATTGTGTATCTTTAGAACTTATTGAGACAAACCCTATGTCCAGAGTAAAGAAACAAAGTCATGAACCTAAGTCTATTGTATGGACTAAACCTCAAGTAGAGAAGTTTCTAGACACTGCTTTCAGTGATTTCAAGTACAGGAGTGTAGGTCTGATTGCTTTTATGTGCTACGAATGGGCTCAGAGACCTATAGACATAAGACAACTAAAGTGGGAGGATATCGACTTTGAACAAAAGAAAGTAACTATCCGACAAACAAAAAGAGGAGCAACTGTACAGCTACCCCTCGAAGAACCTGTATTTAGTATGTTGAAAGAGCAGAAAGACCTATGGGACTTCCAAGAGTACGTAGTACCTCACCACAGAGCCTCAGACAACGCCTACAGGCCCCTCAGTGGTTCCACTATGTCTACCCTAGTGAATGAGGTTAAAGCTGCTGCTGGGCTTCCTGAGAGCCTCCTACTAGGTTACTTGAGGA